TGTTCAGGTCAGTCTGGGTTTCTCCGGAGCCTGTACGTATAACGTATTCGAGTAGGTCAATGGTGTCCGCGGGGAGGTCGTACGTTGCAGTCCCATCAATAAGCGGGATAGTCCCCTCATCGATAGTCCACATGTTGATGCCGCGGTTCTGCCACTCAATCGTGAGCAAGTTCATAGAGCGGCGAGAAGTCCTCAAGTCGTAACCTGATCGCATCTCGCGCCCTGCTCGTTCCCACGCTTCCTCTGCTACCTCAGTGAAGTCCAGAGTAAAGTTTGTAGTTCCACTTGATGCCATGTTTAGTCATAGCTCTTGCGTAGCATTAAGATTATGGAGTAAGTGTCAGAGGCTGTGTGGCCCTTAGTAGTGAACAATATATCACCTGTCTTGCCTGCGCCCGCGTTGTTCACTAGCCCACCTAACGGTTCATAGTCTATCTGGTCTGTAAAGTCTGGTGGGATTTCTACTGCTAATACGTTGGCAGTAGCATCCCAAAAAAGTTGGACCCCCATACCGACCGCAGCAACCGTAACACCATAAATACTAACCCCAGTACAGGGCTTGCGAGTCATCGGGTCCACACTAAGGGTAGACACGTCGACTTTCAAAACCGCCGCTTCCCCTGTGCCATCACTTACGTTGGTAAACTTTAAGACTGCTAGCCTTCCACCATCAGTAAGGGTTTGCGTTGTAACTGCGTCTGCCATACGTTACTCCTTAATGGGCTTGGCCTTCTTCGCAGCTTTAACCTTTTTAGGGGCTTTCTTAGCTGCTTCCGGGGCTGGTGTGTTGTGGCCCCGCTTACCGTGCATTGAACCTGTCATTCCTTACCCCTTATGCGTTGTCGATGCCTTGGATATAAGAAACGGTCAGGAAGCCCCGTCCAGTAGTACCTGCACTGCAGTCTGCAAAGATAGGCAAAGCAGCACCCCCAATATCTGCCCACGCATCACCATCTGTAATAGTGCCCGCGGAACCAAAGAGGAATACATTAGCTGCAGTGCCAGCGGCTACACCGGTAAACAGTTCAGTAGAAGTTGCAGAGGTGCCCACACTGATATTACCTGCTTCAGGTGCAGTGGTGACTGTTATCTGAATTTCTAAAATCTGGGAGTTAGCTGGGATGATAATATCCCCAACTTGTGCGGCGGTAGTGGACTGAATCCATGCACCTGTTTGTGCTAGAACAACGGAGCCTGTGTTCTTGGCTGCGCCTTCTTTAATTGGTCCTGCTTTTAGCGGACCCGATAGCGTTGAAGCACCCATAAGTTTCTCCTGTCTGGGTTAGTGTCATCATGCCCGTGGGCAATCTGTCAGGGAAAGTAGCTCTCACGATAGCAGAACACGTGTTGGTGGGCAAGACATAAAAAAGGGGCTACCGAAGTAGCCCCAAGTCTCAAGGTCTACTATCCCTTTATGATGCCCCAGGACTTCCGTAAATGCCCAAAGGGTCAGATACTGAGAACGAATACCGCTCTCGTGACTTATAACGACTGTTGCCAGTGTCAAAATCAGCGTCCATTGAAGTGCTAAGCGCAACACGAGTGAAGTGCTTCAAGCCATTCGGACAATCCGTCTGCAAGAACCAAGCATTGGTATCTGTAAGATAGTTGTTGACAACATAGCCACCCGGAATAGCAGAATTATGCTTCAGGGCGTTGATGTCATTATCTGTAGTTCCTACGCGTAGTTCAGTTGACATTAACCGTGTAGCGACAAACTTCAACGCTGGCGGGATAATCAACTTCTTAGGCTTAGCGACGATAAGCAAACCGCGCTCATCAGTCCAACCAGCCATCTGAATGCACGCAGCTTCCAAAGACGTTTCGTTCAAATCTACCGCAGTAGTTGGACGATTCGAGTTGGTGCCACCACTGACCAATGGGTGGTCAGTTGCACAGAGCCGCTTACCATCACCATAGGTTGTACCTGCAGCAAAAGCGTTGTTAAGGATAGCAGCCGCTTTAACTTGCTTGGTGTACGCCATAGCGCGAGCCAAGGCCTTTGTGTACCGCTTAGAAAGCGAGCCGTACAAATTATCTTCAATAGCCTCTTCGGTCAGAGCAAAGCCCATCGCGATAGTCTCGTGAACATAACGTGCCGTCCATGCTTCCTGCCCACCGTCATATGCAATGGAAGAACCCTCCGCCTTAGTAGGCGCAGCTCCAAAACCTGACAGTTTAGTTTCTTCTTCAAAGGAACGGCTAGAGGTATCGTCTTCGTATATCTCCTTATGTTCCTGATCGTACGTTTTATACTCTAACCCAAAAAGCATGTTAAGCCCGGGAAGGAGTTCTTTTAACAGCTGCGCTCTTGAAGTAGCCATTTGCTAGTCTCCTTATAGACCTACGTTGTTAGTGGACCGAGTGAAACCAAAGCTGAACTGTACTAGGACATCAGGATACGCGTCAGTCGTAGGCGATACGAAAGAGTGTATTCTGAAGCCTTTAGCACTCGTAGCTACTGTGGCATCAAGGGCGGAAGTAGAATTACCAGTAGCTAGATCACCAGTGCTTGTGCTTTGAACTGCTGCAAACGTAGTGTTAGTGCCGATAATAGTCTGTGCGCCAGCGCCATCCAACTGTGCTTGAAACAGCACCATTGGGTCGTCGATGACTTTTGCCTTAATAGGCGTGCCCCCATAATTCTGGCCCGTGGGGTAATTTTGTGAAAATTGCAACCCGCCTGCGTTCTCGTACTCGCAGCCGACAAACACACCTAAAGCGCCAATGCTTGAACCACCAAAGTTATTGGTAGTGGCATCTGCGCCAGAAGCAGTTGCTAGTGCTACATATCCATCAGCACCTAGAATCACAACTTGCCCGTAGTAGAGGTTTGTTGCCTCACCTGCGGGGTCAATCAAGTAGTCGGTGGTAGCGCCAGCGTACGGCATACCATCGGCACGTTTAATGGGCCTAAGCCCATATGGAGCGGCTGTTTGAGCCATGTCGAACTCCTATCCTTTTCCGAAAGAGACTTCAGATTTCTGTGTATTAAACAGAGGCATCCGAGCGTCGTTCTCTCGCATTAATTGGCTATCGACCGCTTGCATTTGCCCAGCAGTTTGGGTTTGGTAGTACTCTGTTCGTTGCTCGACCAACTCTACAGGTGCTTTACATAACATTAAGCCCCCGATAACGACGTTGTCCTTGAAACGATCATTTTCTACCATTACCAACTGGATTTCGGGGTGGTCCTTTGCCCTACAAGGTTCCCATCCCTCACGCAATTTGGAAGATACGTTAGCGGCATCAGCTTGGCCTTGCATTGCAACTCGAACCCAGTGGAAAGAAAATCCATCGATAGGTTTTGGGTCCGGCAACATAACTGGTGGTTGCCATGCCTTGGGTCGCTCTGTCTTAGCACGAGTTTCTTCAGATCGATCAAGTCTATTTTCAGCCATTTTACTAATCCTTTGCTTTTAGAGCTTCAATTGCAGCCTGCTTGGCGTATTGTTTGTTGGTTATTCCTAGGTCCCTAGCTATTGCTGCCTGAGATCGCGTTAACACGTACTTTTTAGGTACGGTACTCCGTGCTACGGGCGCGACTACATTTGGCGCTTTGGGGTTCACTACTACTTCCGTTTCTGAGGATTCAAACTCCCCCGGGAACAACTCTCGCATACGACTATTTATTTTGTCGTAGTATTCATCGCTCTTTGGGTCAATCTGCTTCTCATTAACGAGTTCATTGTGGAGGCCCAAAGCAAGAGATGTCATCTGCGTGTTTGTGCCAAACCATGTGTTATCAGCTGCCCATTCCTCAGCACGCTCATCGCGTTGCACTGTGGGAGCAGCAGTTACTTCTCGTTGTACAGGAGCGGGATTGTCTTGTAAAGGCGTTTGTGCTGCAGGGAGTTTGAAACTCCTTATCTTGTCCGCCTTAATAGTGGCTGCCGTAAACTCTGACTGGGCTGCTACAACCGCATCGGGGTTCCCGCTTTCATAGGCTTTCCGGTACGCTTCACTTGCTACAGCGAGTTCGATTTCCACACTTTTCTTGGCCTGTTGCAGCAAGGATTCATGCCCCTTACTAACTGACCCTTTAAGCGCCTCGTTCTCTTTAAGGAGTTTTTGTGCGAACGCGTTCAGCTCGACACCCTTGCGCTGGGCTTCTTCTTTCTCCCGCCGCTCATCGTGGTAGCCCTTACTGAAGTGCTTTATGCGTTTCTCGGCCTTTTTATTATACTGGGCCATTTCTTCATCAGTTAGTTCCGCGGGGGCATCTGACTTGACACGGTTCTTGTCCGCGTCAGGTGTGTCGTCTACTACCTCGACCTCAATGTCCTCGTCGTCATCATCTGGCAAAGTAACTACAGTTTCCGCCGTAGTGGTTTCTCCCTCAACCTCAGGTATGTCCAACACGTCCTCAGTTGTATTCGTGGCCCCATCGATGTCAATTACTGTGACATCAGTGTCGCCTTCTTCCCCAACAGGTAGTTGGTACTGCATCTGTTCCATTGGCATTGTTATGCCTCCTATGTTGCACGCGCGATATAGCGCGGGTCAGGCACGATTGCCTGTATTGAGTCGTCTTCTAACAGACGGAACTCATTTGAGCCTATCTTAAATCTAGTGCCAGAGTTGGGGCGAAACATAACGCAGTCCCCTTTCTTACACCAAGCCCCGTTTGGGAATCTCTCTTTGTCGGAATAGGCTTGCATACCCATATCCACGACTAGGCCCATAGTAGACAGGATGTACTCCTCTCTCATGGTCTGGTCTGACTTCAAGAGTCCCTGTTCATAGGCCTCTGCTACATCTGGCAACGCAATTAACACCATATACCCCGCTGGGGTTGGCATCGCGTGGTCTAGTAGTTCACTCTGCTTAGCCTCATCCGCCACTTTCTTAGCGTCCTGCTTCGCAATTTTCTTATCTCGTTGTAACTCCAAGTCGGTCTTTTCAACTGCTTCAGTCATCGTTATCTCCGTTACTGTGTGAATCTGCAAGGTCCCGTACTTCTCGAATAGCGGTCTCCAGACCTCGGACGAATCCCGCCATATCTTTGTAGCCAGCAAAGTCCTTCGCAGCGCCCCCAGCTATAGAATTTCTAACTGGGACTGCTTGAGCCTCGATTTTCTCTATCACTACATCAAATATCGTATTAGCCATTACACATCACCCTTCGGGGGTGGGGTTTTATTCTTTGCGTTTTGTGCATTGAACACCGTGGTAGCTGCTGCAGCACGGGCGGCCCTATTATTCTGCTTGTCACTCTGCTCTAGCTGCTTATCACTCTGGGCGGCACTCTGCTTAACCTTTGTGATGTCAATCTCAGCGTCAATCATCATTCCTTTCTCGTCGAGCATAAGTTTCTTATCGTCCGTATCTTTATCATCAGCATCCTTCTTAATCTTGCGCTGAAGCTCACCAACTTTGGTGTCAGAATCCTGTTTCTTAAGCTGCATAACCGGGTCTTCTGCTTGCTGCTGGGCTTCCTTCTGGGCCGCCTCTTGTTGGTGCCCCTGAGTAATCTCAGTGCCTGCCTGTGCAAGAAGTTTAGACAGCCGAATCTCAAACTCTTCAGGTAACTCCTCGTTTGGCGCCGGTAATGCCACACCCATCTTCTCTTCCATCTGGCTGCGGTACAGGAAGCCCAAGTGTTCAGCAATGTGCGCCTGCATAGCAGCACCAATCTGTTGGGCCATCGGGTTCTGCCCAATAGACTCCGCAATCATGGGGTCTTGCAGGAACGCTTGGTGGGCGGTCATATGTGCTTGGTGGTCTTGGTAGATAAACGCCTTGATGGGCTTACCTACTAGTGCGGCCATGTTCTCACTGACTACATCCATCGGCTTAGCGTCGTCATCAGTGGTAACGATCTTGTCAGCGTTTGGCACGCCTAGGTTAGTTATCATCTGGCGGTGTAGGAACGGCAAATCGTATATCTGAGGGGCAGATGCAGATAGCTGGTGCACGGCCTGATACTGCACGACGCGTTGAGCCATCGTTGTGCTGTTCGGGTCACTTACCGGTATCACATCTGTGAGGGCATAGTCTTCTCGCTTCGCACGTGGCTCAGCGCGGTAGGGTACGTACCCATAATCTTCAGGGGCATACTCTGCGATAATCCCTTTCAGGAGTTTAAATTCCTGTTTCATAGCGTAATGCACACGAGCCTGCACTGCCGCCATCGGTTTCAATGTGCGCTCAAGAATGGCTAGGGTTGTGCCCACAGGTGCATTAGCACTCATGTCCCCTACGTTCATATCACTGATGGCACCCAGTCGGCGTCCTTCCTCAGTAATCCGCTCTAGCAACATAAGCAACACTTGGCTTGGCTCGCCATAGGGGAGTGGCATGATGTTGTCTTGTATGGAGCCTGCTGGTACATCTACGTCCACCCAGCTACCCGGACCTATTGGCTCGTCATCCCCTTTGCCACGGAAACCCCGTGTTTTGAAGCCCCCGGGGAGGTTCGCTAGTGTACCTGCGTCAACTAGTTGGCGGATGATTGAGGTGCCCGCCTTAGCGTAGCCCCCTATAATGTGGATAAGTCCTAGACCGTAGAAGCCAAAACCCGGCACATACGTGTAATGGACAAAATGTTGACGCTTGAGCATATTCGGGTCA